CTTTAACGCGTCTTAATCGTTCGTTTACTTCGCTCTAACGCATCTTAAACGCGTTTCAATCGCAAACCCATACTTTTACATGCGGACATAAAAAAACCGTCTTTAAACGCGATAAAGACGGCTTTAAGGGTTTGTTTGTTTAGTTGTTTTTAATCAATTTTACATCCTTAACAAATCGAGTTTGAAAGAAATTATTGATGTGAACGCATTGATGACCGCATAAAGAAGTAAATATTAATATAACTTTACCTTTCAACTTGTCGCCATTGTCGTCTTTATATTCTATTGTGTCTCCTTCTTTCATAGTTATTTAAGCTCCAACCCTTCGCTCGCGTCATATCCTATCATTGTTAAAAATGTCCATGCATCGAATAACATAGTCGAACCCCAACCGCTTTGAATAAGTTCTTTCTGTCGTGCGTTGCAATCGTTGTAAAAGCTTTCAATATCATAATCTGATTGAATGAATACGGATCCGTCTGAATCGACATTAAACTCTTTTAAGTATTCGATTATTTGGTCAATGTAAGATTGCTTTACTGGCGTTAAAGTTAAACAGCCCATTGAATCCTCTCTTGCTTTTATTTTAATGTTCATAATTATATTATTTCAATTGTCTTTATCGATTTGTAACAAGTTTTTAACAAGTCAATCAAATCATCAATCGATTCAAATCTTTCTTTTGTTTCCTTTCCTCTAATATCATCGAGCCAAAATTCATAACAATTGTCCCAAGTGTGAATAACCAAGTGATCGCGTTTATATGTTTTCATAATATCGTTTGTTAGTTGTTTTTAATCATTAGAGCTAAAAGAATGATCCAGCCAAAGACCGCGACAAACGGTATTAATAATAGTTGCAATCGGAACTTAGTTGATCGCTTAAGCTCGTTTTCCTCGCGTTCGAACCATTCTTGCATGGTCATATCTTTGAAGTGTTTATTTTCGTTTTTCATGCGTCAAAGAGTTTTTGATATGATTCAATCATTGTATTTACTCGCGTTTGTACTTCTACTAAGCACACATCTCTTTTCCATCCGTTGACGCGGTCATTGTCGATATATTTTAAATAGCGTTTTAAGGCGTAGAGATTCGATTCAAGATTAATTATTTCCGCTTGTTTATTTATTTCGTTTTTCATTTTAGTTTTTAATTATTAGTTTAGCTTTTAAATGTTTCCAATAAACTACAGGTAACTCGTTTGAATCGTATTCTTTATCGTTTATTGTGATCGTATATTTATTACCTTTTGATCGCACTTTGACTTTTACACCGCCATTTTCAAAGACATTAGGTATGAATTGCTCTAACGCCATTGACGCGTTTAAATCGTCAAGCAAATCGTCTTGTTTTTGTTTTAGCTCTTTTAGACAAGCCAATGCAAAGCTAGATTTAAATTCTGTTTTAACTAAGTTCATAATGTTTTTAATTGTTTTATTAACTCTTTGTTTAAATCGATATAATTAGTCTTATTGTTTTCGCTATCGATAATTTTGACTTTTAACGCGTATTTAGATTTTTTAAGTTTTTGCAACTCGCGTTTTATATATTCTTTACTTGTCATAAGTTTTAATTTCTAGGGATATCGCGTACAGATAGTTTTTTAAGCTTTTTCGTTTCCTTTGTGACAAGTACTCTTTTTATACATTTTCCATCGACATAAAAGCGGAACTCTTTATCTCCGTTTGAATGCTCTTTGTGCGTAGTACTATGTGTTACGAAGTCATGGCTATTCCTTGCAGAAGTGCCAACTTTAACATTTATATTGGAAACTTGTTTTGCTCCAAATGATTTGTTGGACTGATAAATACAAGCGTCAACTTGATTCCATATTGGGTATGATCTCATGATAATTAATTTTATTTGTTGGGTTATTAATATAAGTTAAAATCGCAAGAATGTGAAAAAGCTTAATCGCGTCAATACTTTTTTTATCGCGTCTCAATCGATTAAACTTGAGCTAATAACTAAGTATTAATTCTTTTAATCATCTTGAACTTGTAAACTTGAACTTTTAATCGCGTTTTAACAATATGCGGCAAGGTCTTAAATTGGTCTCAAATCGGTCTCAATAAAAATATGCGGCAAGGTTGTTTTATCGTTCGTTTGTCTCGCATTTTTTGCGTTTTCCAATCGCGTTTTATCGCGTCAATCTCGCGTCCAAAATCGCTTTAAATTTTTTTAACCGACTAACCGACTAAAATTTTTTATGTACGTGTTCGCTAGTGTTTAAGCGGTGTTTACGTGTTTTTAAAAAATTAGTGCTTGCGTCTTTTCGCTTTTTTCACATCGTCGGAAAACATGATAACAACCACATACAAAATCAAACACGACAACAACCGCGTTCATACGTGGACTTTGTCGCAAGTTCTTAACGAGATTAACCGAGAGCGTTCGGGCGATTGGATCGACTACAACGAATCCGATTGGAAAGAAGGATGGGCTTTTTGGGTCGAGACTAATCCCGACGAGTCGCTTTCAATGCTCGATAAGGACGACGAACTAACTGCGTTATGCGAACGCTATAACTAATTATTAACCGACTAAAAACAAGAAAACGAAATTATGAAGATAACAATCGAAATATTAGAAAAAGCAAAAGCGTTTGCTAAGAACCATATCGAAAACATTGATAACTACAAAAATACTGAATCTGATCCTTACGAGTTGTGGGACAACATTGACGGATTTGATATTAATTTATCAGCGGTTCCAGCAGAAGAATCAGCATTATCGTCAAGTGATGTCGTTCCTCAATTTACGTGGCGTTGTTGTTTATACACAGGTGAATATGATTCTCAAGGCTACTGGAAGACTAACTACCAAGACTACGTCCCTTTTTATATCGTTGGTGACAAACCTATAAAGTTTTTAGCACTAACAATCGACAAGCTAACAGGTGCGACGCATTGGACGCCGACGAAAGAAAGTATTGACGATTTAATCGCCCACTTTAAACGCTATCCCGCAGAAGGTAAGGACGTGATTGTCCATTGGTTAGATGATTTCGGTGTAAGAATGTTTAGAGACGCTGAAGAACAATTAACACGCACAACAATAGAACTATGATTACTGACTATAAATCGGACGGAGAAGAAGCTGACACGCTTTACGGAATGTTTGAGGAAGATGAAAGACGAGTAAAGTTTTTCTATCCAAGTATCTTATTAGTGGAAATGGCGATGAACATGAAGGCTAAAGATTTAATTAAAGGTGTACCTTTACATCGTGGGTTTATGGAGAATGCAACCACGTCCACTCAACGCTTAGTAAAGATCAAGATCAAATCCGTTGAATACGTAACCGACTAAACAACTTATGAACGAACAAGAAGCATACCACCATTACTTAATGACTCACTTAATCGAAGCATACACCGACCTTTTTCGCTTTATACCTTGCGACGAAGTGTGGGAAAGTTGCAAGCGACACATGAAGGATTTTAAGGAATCTAAATTTTACGTGATCGATAAATCTATGTACGAGTGCATCGAAGATTACGTAAAGAACCTATAACCGACTAAACAACATGAAAGAAATAACTATACCAACAAAAGACGCTTGTCTCGCTGTCATGGATTACATCCTACATAGTGAGATGGGTGGTCACATCGACGAAACCGATCCTTGGCATTCAACTTACGTGATTTTACGTGAGCTTATGGATGACAAAATCGACGACGGAGATGAGTCTTACATAACAATCGACTAACATTAATAAACGAAATTATGAACGAACAATCATTATTCAACATACAACACGAACAACTCAACGAAGAAATCGCGAAGATCAACTGGATAAGCGACAACAAAGAAAAGCTAATACGTGACCTAAGAAAGGTTGTAGCTAATTGTAACGCTGAGTACTTCGACGATGAAAACCTTGACGTTAACGAAATCTTTCGTGGTAACGACTTCCGTACGTGGATTAGTAGCCATGTTAGCTATGAATTACTAAAAGAAGTAACCGAAAAATAATATGGACATAATAACACTATTCACGCTTGCCATGATCTTACTACTAGGCTTTGGCTTCTTATATTGGGAGAAAGGCGACCGATGAGCGACACGCCTTATTACGTAGTGTGGTGTCGTAAAACTTACGGCAATATACAGAAGTACGAAGAAGATTGGGATTGTTTTGACAACTATGAAGACGCAGTAGAAAAGTATGAACGGCTAAGCACTAATAAAGATGTGGACAACTTAAAAATAACACACGTTGTGAAAGAAAAAGAAATCGGCGTTAACCCTCAAGAATATTACGTATGAGCGAGCCACAAACGCGTTTCGCCGACGGATTCGATTCCGCTATAATCGGCATTACATCCGACCGCATCAACGGCGTTGAACGCGTAGTATACGACGCTTGGAAGATGATTGACGTGTTAGTAAAACGCGACAACATGAAACCGACTGAAGCGTTAGAGTATCTTGAGTTCAATACGTTTACAGCGTACGTGGGCGAAGGAACACCGATTTACGTGGACGTAATGACGCGAGAAGAAATAGAAACACGACTAGTATGACACTACCAAGCGGACTCTTTACTAACCGACGATCTACCATCCAACCGAAACTTGAACGCACCAAGAACGGCGAATTAATTTACGTGTTCGCCGACGGTTCGTGGAAGTACTTTTGGGAGTGGATCGCGACATCAACCAAAAAACAATTCAACCAATACGACAAACAACAATGAGTAAATACTTTGAAGAAGAAGATCGATATCCGCCACGTCCTAACCTCGCACCTGACTATTACTATTGGGAACGCGAAGAATGGGACGAAGAAGCGTTTATAAAACAAACTAAATACTTACACGACAACGACGATGATAACGAAAAGGAGACAAACGAAAGCTTATGACACTACAACCTAAACTAATTGCTTTATGCGGACATAAAGGCGTGGGTAAATCGACTTACGCGTCGTTCTTAGCTGGCAAGACTGGACACGTGTTCAGCTTTGCAACGCCTCTTAAATCGATGCTGTGTGCCGTCTTTCCGAATGAGTACGTGCTTAACAAAAAGGACGAGAAGATACCTTACTTCGATGTTACGGCTCGCTACTTATTACAGACGCTTGGTACGGAATGGGGACGTGAAATGGTCGATCAAAATATATGGATTAAATTGTTACGTGTCCGTCTGATCGAGTGTTTAACCGACACAGCTGTAACGCCTTTGGTCGTCGATGATCTACGCTTTGACAACGAAGCTGAGATGATACGCGAGTTAGGCGGAGAAGTATGGCATCTTGATCGCCGTAGTTTCACAGCGAGTAACGATAATCACGTGTCCGAACAAGGCATCAGCGATAAGCTTATAACCAAGAAAGTATTACTATGAACGACGACGAGCTACCGCACATTGATCCATTCCTTAGTTGGGAAAGCGTCGATAAAGCGTTTGAACATTTTTGGTCGCAGAACCAGTTAGGTATAGACAAGAATGGAAAAACCTATCGAACTAACACGCCAAGAAAGCGTCCGAAGAACCGCGGATTCAGCGACCACAATTGGATGTTTAATAAAAAGAAAGCCGTAAAAATTAAGGTTGATAACGAGGATGAGCTTATTTAAAAAGTCGCCGTTATGTTATTAAAACGAAAGGAGAAGTATATGGGTCAAATAAAACAGAGACATCAGCGATTTCAAGTCGATGTCAGAACAACCAAAGGACGACTTCGTCCGAGCTTTGACAGCTATGACGCGGCGAATACGTGGTTAAAAGAGGTCGAGAAAAAGGACAAGCTTGGCATCGACATCACGAATGAAGTCGCGAATGTAACAGCAGTCAGTATGAACGTACGTG